GACATGAGCACCGATCATCGGCGCAACATTGCTCAACCTCGGCGTAAATGCCGCCAATTGAAGGCGTAAAGAGCCAATTCAAGCGACACGATCCGCACTTGATGCCGTGAAGTTTGGCTTGGCCGAGGACGGCATGCCAAGGCACGACGCCCCAACCGGACATTTCCGCAGATTCATCCCTCGGCCGACCGATGGTTCGACCGCAAGTGCAGAAGAAAGTGTTGACTTTCGCCATCAGAAAGTCCCCCAGCAGATTGGACAACGGCCATTCTTGTGCAAAGGATTGCACTTGTCCTTCGTTGGACCCCACACACGGGCGGCTTGCGGAGCGATGTGGAGGTGTTCGTCGCCGTCTTTAGGCGATGATGTGGCTTCGCTGGCGTATCTCACCAAGCATTGACGCACAAATCGGCTGAAATTGGGCAATCTTTGGGCTATCTTCCATGTATCTTCGTCTAGGCTGATCGTCTTGTGGTGGACCATGACACTCCCAAGCGTAGGAAGTATAAGTATGTATCTATAAGTATGTCTTGCAGTAGCCTATCAGCATCTTGGGCCTGCAAAGCATCAGCGCCGACGACGACCCTAGAGGAGATTAAGGTGCTGGCTGGGTGGTTTACTTTTTACACTATGACTTCCTCGGACGGATCATGGCAAAGAGCGACTCTTTCTTCATTCGAGCAAAAATCAGCGGACTTACTGGCGGGGCCTTTGACCAAACCCCCATTGATCTTGGGGCCTACGTAGATGCCCTCGGAAAATCTGTTCTCCGCATTCATCGAGTTTCTACTCAGTATGTTTTCGGTGGATTTGTCTCCCCAACCTGCGCAGCCGCCAACGGGGAAGCTCGTGCAAACTGGCAACTCACCACCCAGTCTCAAGGCGCCTTGGTTGATGCTACGGACAAGAGCGTGATCAGCACAGGAAACTTTCAGAGCGTGAACGCCACGGGAGTCGCCAACCACTACTCCTTCTCAACTCAAGATGTGGACATCAACCCAGAGGACTGGACGAATGGATACCTGGTCGGTGTTGAACAAATCTACCTCGGCGGCGAAGCAACCAACTTTGAACAAACCACTGATGTCGTCGTGGTCCTCGAATGCACCGTTGAAACCCTGTCCTCAAGTGCCGCCATGGCCCTCGCATTGAGTCAACAGTGAGGCGATCACTGTGTGCGCCACTTGCAACATTCTCCGGCAACTGCTCATTGATAGGGGCATGAGTCCATCGTTGGCCATGTCCATCGGGACCGAGGTTGGCGAGCGTGTTGAGGAAGTCGCTCCGATCGTAGCGACGAAAGCCAAGAAGAAGGTTTCAGCATACAACCGGAAATATAAGGCCGCTTTCAAGAAGGTCGCTCCTCGATACAAACTCAAGAGCGGCAAGTGGAAGGCTGGCGGCTTCAAACGTGCAGTCAAGGAAGCGCACAAGATGGCCGGAGGGAAGCGTAAGTGAAGCGTCGAACTTTGCGTGGGATTGTTGACAGCGGAGTCAACAAACGGCTCATCGTTGACGATGGTCGTTTGAATCATGGATACCGTGTTGTTCGTTTTGAGATTTTTCCCGTTGATGTCGCATCAGCAGCGTCAGATTGTTCCGGCGTTTTGTCGCTTGACTTCGATGGGACCACCGTTGAATGGCGTGCTGATGACAACCGACAGATCGCATGGTCCTCAACCACGATGTCCACCTCATATTCTCTCAACAATAAGACCGACATCATCGATCCTGACCATGTGGTGATCATGGATCTATGGGTCCTCGCATACACCAACGGTTCAGATGGCCGCATCAATTACCTGGTTGAACTCGAACCCGTTGAACTCACAAACGACCAAGCCATTCTCTCATTGATCAAGGAGCGTAGCCAAGATGACCTCAGATGAACCAATTGAAAATGCAGCTGCACCAAACCGAACCCAACGGTTCGCTACTTGGCTCATGGAACGAGAAGAGCGACGCCAGGACAAGGAGTCAAACCTCGAAGGACTCGTCCGTCTGAATGTTCTCGTCTCGTTTCTCACTCTCGGTTTGGTCGGTGGCTTCGAAACTGTTCGCCTTGCTGTCACAATGATCCCTTACTTGTAGAGCGGCGTTGAGCGAACACCACCAATTCTCCAGGATCCATGCGGCCGGAGCATGAAACTCATCGGCTTTCATCGTGTCCAGAGTTCCGTTGATCATGTCCATGACCGTTTCAATCAAGATTCGGGCTTTTTCGTGCATTCGTCGCACACTCCCACAGTATCAAAATGACAGTTTTCGTTCCCGCAATACCAGAAACGGTCTTTGCAATAATGACATTTCACGCACATCATTCTTCCTCTTGCGCTTCATATCGACATGAGCACCGATCATCGGCGCAACATTGCTCAACCTCGGCGTAAATGCCGCCAATTGAAGGCGTAAAGAGCCAATTCAAGCGACACGATCCGCACTTGATGCCGTGAAGTTTGGCTTGGCCGAG